GTTGCCATACTATCTTCAGCGGTCTTTGGCAGTGTGTCAGGTAGCGCTGTCGCTAATGTTATGAGTACAGGTCAAGTTACCATACCACTAATGATACGTTGTGGATATTCAAAGGTTCGTGCAGCTGCATATGAAGCAGTTGCATCTACTGGTGGTCAACTCATGCCACCGATCATGGGTGCGGCTGCATTTCTCATGGCAGAGATTTTACAGATATCGTATTGGGATGTTGTACTAGTAGCTATTCTACCAGCTGTAGCGTTCTATGCCGTTCTTTTATTGAATGTGCCGAAGATAAAAGGAGGGTATACCGAAACCCCAAAATCGAATTCGGTATACCCCCTTCTTCCAGCAATAACAAAAGCAATGAGCGGTCTGATTGTACTATCAGCCGCAATAGGTCTGATCATAGGCGTTATGGATCAAACTGCTCTTAATATTAGAATATCTTCTTTAATTATGGATATTTCTGGTGGTCAAACCATAGTTGTTTTAATGTTGGTAGCTATTCTTTGTATCGTCTTAGGGATGGGGATGCCGACAAGTAGTACATATCTAATTGTAGCAATTATTGCAGCCCCCACTCTAATTGATATAGGTATCACACCGATTTATGCCCACCTATTTGTTTTGTATTTCGGCGTCATCTCTATGATAACACCACCTGTAGCGTTATCTTCTTTTACAGCCGCCAAGATATCTGGAGCCAATCCTATGACGGTATCTTTATATTCTGTATACCTTGGATGGCCTCTTTATATACTACCCTTTATCTTTGTTTGGCTGTGAGCAATATAACATAAGTTCTTTTGCTTCTTTATACATTCCAACTCTTGATAGTTCTCCCGCTGCTCGAGCATAACCAAACACTTGACATAGACGCCAAGTTTCTTTAAAAAAACTAACTGTAAAATTACGAATTACTTCACACACATTACATGCAAAGTGAACCATTGTCATCGTTGACATTTCTTTCTCCTATTTTTGAAATTGTGCAATGCAACATTGCGCCACTATATATACGATAGGTATGCAAAAATAGCATGTCTTTTTAACATAGCAGCTGCGTCAAAAAGACACCATGTAGTCTGGCCAATAAAACCCATTAAAATTTTTGTGAGTCACAATCTGACCATCTCCTGTGATAGCAAGAACTCTTAGTGGTTTCTCTGTGCTTAATCTCAATCCACTTGCGACCTTCGGTTGCTCGTATGCTAAATATCTGTCACCAGTTATTTGATAGATGAAGTCTCGTATCATCATTTTACATTTCTTGTAGTGTTCCTGACTAGGTGCATTTGGTGCTTCGCCTGTTTTATACCAATCTCCCCACCCATTATCTGTAAGATCGTAGTACACCATATTGTCTGCAATTACATGGTTACACAACCATTTCTCTATCGGAGGCTGCATGACAAACGGCATATAGTTATCAAGGTCAACCCAATCTTTATTAAAATTTGTTACATATCGCCAAGTATTATGTGAACTGTAGTATCTACGTTTTGTGTTCCAACAATCAAAAAGATCGTCTACCACAACACCTCTCCCAGCAAAATTTGACTTACACCCGAACATAGGATCACACTCTCCTAGAGAGCAAAGCACATGCTCATCTGGTCTAGCCAATCCATATAATTCTGCTTGCGTACTCGTTTGATCCCAAACATATGATATCCTACCCTTCACTATTTTTTCAAACAACTCAGGCGACTCCATGCGTCCTCCCATAATAACACGTAGTTGTTTTTGTACACCTATCTCATCAAATGCAAGTAAGGCTGCATTACTATCCAAACCACCAGACCAGAAAAAGTCTATGGTCTTTCCTTTGTTTGCTATCAACTGTGCAGTCTCAAACATACAATCTGAAAATTCTGTTTTAGGATATTCTTGAAAAGGAACCCAATCAACACAAGTTTTTGAATGAAAGGTAAACTCGTCTTCGCCTGCTCGATCTATCAACGTACCGTGATTGAATGGTTTGTGGCCACTCCTTATCGTGTATTGATTTTCTTCTTCTATGGCTTGATCCCATTCTTGAAGGAAAAGTGGAAATTCTAATTTCAACCAATCTCTCATTCGATAAGAAAAATCACCAGACCAAAAAACAAGATCACTTGTCATAACAATAAATTATCCTATAATCATCATTGTAGAATTCTGGTAAAAGAAGTCTACCTGTTTTTTCTGGAAAATCATCATAAGTACAATCAGACAAAACCTTATCATAGTATCTTTTTGGCTCGAACTTTCTTGGTTTCGCCGTATCTTCCCATTCTAATTTTCTTGGTTTGTATAAAGTACAAGATACATTGTCTGTCTCTATTATGATGGTCTTGCCGTTGACCTTTCTTAATAGTTCAGCATGATCATCAAAATAATAGATGATACCAGCCATGAGAACCACATCATACTCTAGAGGACACTTTTCTAAGTAATCCTCTACATTCATTTCAACCCACTGCCATTTTGTAGGATCAAAATATTTGTCTAAGTTTCGATTTGCTATTTCTGAAAAGTGAGAGTCCACACCAGTATAGTGTTTTGCCCCATAATGCAAACACCACGCACCAGCAGAACCAATTGCAGCCCCCAGATCAAGAACTGTTTTGTCTCGTATAATATACGGTGGTAGAAGTGCAGCGTATCTTTTGTTCAAGAAATCTGCACTTATTTGATACCCAAATTTTCTATCTTTTCTTGTATCGTCTTCTACGAAATCTGGATATGTGTTGAATATATTACCAGTTACTTCCGTAGTCTCTAACAACTGGATTCCATCTTGTTCCATACTCATCAATTACCTCACCTATGTTTTCGTCTTCTAATCCATTTACAACAAAACCAAAAGGAGCCATGTCCTGTTCTAGTGCGTCTTGTTGTTCTTTCATCATAGTCTGTCGCATGTCCATATTTGTTAGTTCTTTGAAATATGTTTGGTCTGTGGCCCATGCAAAAGTAAACAGACATGCCACCAGATCATCATGACACCCATCATCTGCTTCAAAAGACGAACCCTTTATAATAAAGGTTGATAACTCACTGATAACATCAATATCCTCTACGATCAGTTTATTATCCTCAACCATCTGTTTTAAATTAGAACAACCTATCTTTTTGACAGCCTTGGTTGTCCTTACCCCCAATTGCGCTCTACCCCCTGAGAACCCTCCGCCAAGGACTTGGCCTGCACGGCCACGCATAGAAGCCATAACTAGGTTGTCATACTCCAAGTCGAACTGTAGAGTATTTGCTACCTGTTCTCCAATGTCATTTACCTCGACCAGAACATATGCCTGATTGTATGCTCGTGCTACATCATAGATTTTACTAGGGAATAGTAGAGGTTTAATCTCATTGTCTCTATACTTCGCAACAATCTTGTATGGTATTTCAGTAACATCAATAACTGTAAATGCTGAGTAGTCATTTTTTGTTCCTCTAGAAACATCTGCCGATAGAAAGTATGTGTGTCCTTCTTCGGGACGAATGTGAACATCTAGTCCAGCATTCGTGCTTACTGGTGCTCGATAAGCAAGTGTTCGTAATTTGCCGGAACTGATAAGTGTGTCAATTGAACCAAGGAATTCACATTCAAATTCTGTATTGAACTGAGCTTCTGAGGTGTTTTTGATTGTTTGTTGTTTCCATTCCTCATCACGGCCAGGAACTTCGCTCCAATGTACTTCAATAGGCACATATTCATTTCTTTCTTCTTCTGCATCTGTCCACAACTTGTAGAACATGTTCATACCATGTGGGGTGGAAACGATCATAACTTTTGTTGTTTTACCAGAGGAAATAGTTGGATACACTGAGCTGAAGAATTGTTCTGCCACATTTGATGGCACGTATGCGAACTCATCAAGGAAGATAATATTGTAAGACCCACCACGAACAGCACTAGCAGAAGTAGAAGACGCCAATATTTTAGACCCATTTTCTAACTCCAAACTTCCTTTGTTCCAAGACATAACTCCCTGTTGTAACCACTTAGGCATATGTTCATAGGCCAACTGCAATCGACCAAGAAGGTCACGAGCAGTTGCGGCCTTGTTTGCAAGAATGGCAACATTTACTGAAGGATTGAACAAAACATAATGTAGAAGATATGCGATAATTGTTGTGGATTTACCAGACTGTCGAGGAAGTTTACATATCGTAAAACGATTATTATGGAATGTTCCCACCATTTCTTTTTGAAAATCATACAGCTCGAACGGCACTAGACCTTCATCAAGAGAAACTATTTTGATATAGTTTCTAATGAAATAAATTGGGTCTTTCATACAACGAGCGTATTCCTCAAGTTCTTCCTTTGTCCACTCTTGTTGGACATTAGCTTTCTTGAGGTTTGGGTTTCCTAGATAAACTGATTCATTCATTTGAACTATTTAGTATCAGACTATCTAACAAATCCTCTGGTATTTTATCACTGTAGCGCCAACAACGCTCATCCTCTAAGACAAGAGATAAGGAATCTGCATCTCTCATAGAAATATTTTTCAAAGGAACAGCAGTAACAAGTGATGGAATTTTTGGCTTATTTACCCGATAGTCCTCGTCTTTGTGAAACTCGTTAATCAAATCCTTCATAGGTTGTTTATAGGATTTATAAGTTCCAGTATGAGCCCTATGATGATTAGCAATACTCCATTTTTCAAATTCATGTGTGTCGTAAAATGCATATGTGCTTTTATAGTGTGGTGTTCTTGCAAAATTAAAATTCATTCTTAGAGTAACCCAATGCCACTTTATACATGAATTAGTCCAAGAAAACATATCAAAAACTGTTTTTACAGGAAACGGGCTTAAAGAACACAAATCCTCACACACATCATGAACCTTTTGATGGTTTTTCTTGGTGTTGAACTTAGCTACTAGCTCTGCCGGCATAACATTAGATCGTAAAAGTTTATCCCATTTTAGTATTGTATGCCAATCATCGTCCCAATTTGATGGATGGGGATTATCTGGACTCATCAGAAGTTCTAATATATCACTACCAGCAACTTGATCACCAGCCTCTCCTGTGACAACAATATTATTTTTACCAGTAAATAGCTCTGGAATCAACAAGTCTTTAGGTTCTACTTGGTTTCCCCAAGAAGACAACTGTGGGATAAAATTAGGATATTCTTCTACAGATTGAACGGTATATCTTACACTAAATTCAGCATCATCTGGAATAGTTTCTCGCAAAGCAAGAAATGCTAATGTGCTGTCAATACCACCACTCCAAAATAAAACTATAGGCTGTTTTAAATTCCACAATTCTTCAGCTCTTGCAAGACAATTTTCTTTTAAAGACTTTGAATTACTATAGTCAGCACACATAGGTTTGTAAGCAGTTCGTAACTGATTCCATCTACCTGTTCTGTCTACTGGCATAGGACAACGATGCATCATACCCAACAAACGTAGTGGATCATCGTATGGAAGCACGTCTAAAGGCAAACATGCATACTGAACTAATTTATTCATTACCCAGAACCTTCTGGGCCCAGAAAGTCCTTTTTCTGCCTGCGTAAACAATCAAACCGCTTGCACCCGCCGTGATAATTGCGCCAGGGGCAATGAACATCCAACCACCCCCAAACAGCATCCCATAACAGAACAACGGAAATCCTAGTACGAGTGAAATAATAATTCCCCAAAACATTGACGGTTCATGAATATCGTCATATAAAACTGCCTGTACAGTTGGGAGAAGTGTACATGCCCTAAACGTAGAATGAAACAGAAATAGATGCACTACTGCAAGACCTGGCGTGTTCGCAATTCCAACCGCAAGAATAGCAAGAGCAACCATAGCAATTCTAGCACCAGTTATTTCTGAAGTAGGAAACCAATCTTTAGCTGCGAGACTACTTGCGGCACACATTGCAGAATCACATGTAGATAGAAGTCCACACATAACTGCAAACAAGAACGGATATACTGCCCATACAGGCAACAGTTCTTTTATCACCTCGTAGTTGACTAAACCAGCTGGAACCTTCATATCCAGACCAGTAGCAATAAATCCTAGAATACCCATACTGATAGGCACGATAGCAAAAATAGCGGCGCCCAGAAAAAATGATTTCTTCAACTTTTCCTTTTTAATACTAAATGCCCTTTGATAGAACATCTGATCACCGAACGGCCCTGCAAGAAGACCAATACTAACAGCAATACCAAAGGATAGAAAAACATCCAAGTCAAAAACACTTCCTGTCGCACCCTTAGCAACGGTTTCCCAACCACCACCTTCTGATACTGCCCAAGGAACCAATGTCAAGCAAACTACAGCAATGATAATCATTTGTATCCAATCAGATACGATAGACCCTTTGATGCCACTAAACAGACTGTAACTAAGTGCAATTGCAGCCATGACAACAGTTATGAGTGTAAAGTCAACTCCTGTCATTTTGTGCATCAACATGCCACCAGCAAGAAGTTGGATTGCAAAAGAGCTAATGGTTAAATACCCCATCTCTCCCCAATAGAGTTTTTGCACTCTAGGACTTACCTTGTCACGAATATATCCACTAAGAGTAAATCCGTTTGGAACTAGCTCTCTAAGTTTTACAGCAAAAAATGCAAATAATACCAGACACAACACATTAGGGACTGTAAACCAAAATAAGCCGGGTATCCCAGCAGTATATGCCTTTGTTGCACTGACAAATAAAGCAGGAGCCCATATCCATGTCGCTGCAACACTTAGTCCTCCCGATATTGTTCCGATATCACGATTAGCAACTAAAAATTTATCTGTAGTATTGTAGTTTTTAGAAAAGTAATATGTAACTGCCCACACAACTACAGTGTAGGCCATAATCAAAAATAACTCAATCATAATTTATCCTTAATGTAAGTTGAAGATTTTAGACATATCTGAATTTACGAGTTCTCTATTCCGTATATGTTCTTCTTCAATTTCTTCTTTAGATTGTCCATAGTATTCTACGCCATAATGGTTAGTAACCATCCACTCGTTAAGAGTTGTCTCTACTTCTTTAAACTCTATTTTAAACTTCCCTAGAATACGTCCGTATTTTCCCTTGTCATCTTTTTCTGTTATAAGTGTTTGCATAGAACCCTCTGGTACAAACTTCTTAACTATTTCTTTTGCCATAAGGCCGTACTTCTTTTCTACTAAGTCTCTTGTGCGACTCTCAGGAGTGTCGATACCATACATACGAATCCTTTGTTTATGCATCCATACACCAAACCCTAGATCGATATCTACATCTACTGTATCGCCATCTACAACTCTTAGTATTTTACACCTATATTCATACATTACTTATCTTTCAACATTTTTTGTAGTTCAGCAGTGCTTCCAACAAACAATGCGTTAGTAACATTCTTTGGAGCACTGTCTGGAACTTCTTTTAATTTTTTCATCTTTTCTTGAAGATCACCAAGTTTTTCAGTAACATCAGCCACCTGTTTGATGAGGTTGCCTGCAACTTCGTATGCTCGTGGATGTTCCGATTCTTTGGCGAGTTCCAGTATTCCTTCCACTGCATCCGTTCCTCTTTCGACCAGATTGTAGAAGTTTCGTCTTTGGTATTCGTAGTCATTATCAATATCTCCGTTCAATTCATTTGCGCCCATCATGACAGGATCACGTGCTTCTGTAATTATTTCTGATTTTCCGTTATCACACAAATCTTCGATGACCAACTTATCAACAATTCCAAGTGTCTCATCTAGTTTAGTTTTACTAGACATTATGATTCACCTTCTCCAGCATCTTGGAAGAACGAAGTTGTTTCATTAAAACC